AAGTGGTCAAATGGAAATGTTTGAAGATGGTGGACTTAAAGATCAAGGTGGTACAATAGACCCTGTATCAGGTAATGATGTTCCTTCAGGTTCAACACAAGAAGAAGTAAGAGATGATATACCTGCACAATTAAGTGAGGGAGAGTTTGTGTTTCCTGCAGATGTAGTTAGATATATTGGTCTAGAGAAATTGATGATGATGAGACAAGAAGCTAAACAAGGTCTCAAAACTATGGAAGACATGGGTCAAATGGGCAACAGCGAAGAAGCTACAATGCCAGATGATTTACCTTTTGACATGACAGACCTTGACATAGATGATGAAGAAGAGTATAATAGTGAAGATATGGATATGGCTCAAGGTGGAGTAGTCTATGCTGCTAATGGTTTTGCAGGCACAACTACTACAACTGCACCCGTTGTTTCAAAAGCATCTAGCTTTGGTAATACAGCGACTAGAGTGCAACCTAAGACATATACACCACCACCAATACCACCATCAGCACCTNTAGGTGGATTTCAATATGGTGCAACAAAGGGTCAGCCAAAAGGTAAATTAACTTTTCAAAATTTATTTAAAGACGCAGGTGGAGCAGACGAATACAGAACTTACGTGAATGACGCAGGTGCAGAAATACAAGTGCCATTTAAAAATGGTAAAGTATTAACTGGATTTACTATACCTGAAGGATTTAAGTTAAAGACAGATAAAGTAGACACAGCTAAAACTCAAAGTACAGGAATCAAAAGTACAAGACCTACACAAGAAGACTCAGGAGATGATACACCTTCTTTAACAGAACAAGGATTTAGAGAAGGTTCTAATGTAACATTTATGGGTGGCAAAAATGTAGATGGCAAAAGAGTTGGCTCTAGAGATATTGGAGTTATAATAGATATCCCCGGAGGTATAACTAAAATAGGTGGAATAGCAGGTGCTATGATGGCAGGCATCACAGGTAATTATCCTAAAGGAACTAAGATGGGTATTACCATCAAAGGCGATCCTAATAAAATTAAATATGTTACCCCTGCAAGATATAAAGAATTAATGGATGACCCTAAAAAAGGAGATGATTTCTTAAATCAATTTGCTAAAGAAAGGTCTATAGAAGATGACGTTAAGTCTATATCACAAGAGAGAAGAATAGATGACAAGCTAACTGAAGATAAAGATTTTATGAAGAGTATAGCTGATGTTGAAAAAGGTATATCACGAGATGGCTTTGATTCATTTAAAGCTACAGCACCAAAAGTAGACACAACAACCGACACAGGTACTTATGACCCTACAGGTGGTAAATCTTCAGGATCAGGTGATATGACAACACAGTCTGGAAGAGATGCTTCATATGGAAATAATTACAGTGACGATGACGGTGGCTCAAGTGCAGGAGGTCCGGGTGGAGGATACGGAGATAGCTCTGGATCATATGGTGGAATGGGTGATTTCAACATAGGTGGACTTGCAGGTAAAAAGAAACCTAAACCAAAGAAGATGAAGCGAGGTGGATTAGCTTCACGTTAATAATCCACAATTAGAACTAGCTTACTTAACCCCCAATAAGGCTACGTTAACCCTAGGAGAAGAAAATGGCTGAATTAGCTAAAGATGTAATGGTGAAAGATGCTACACCTAAAAAAGCAATGTTTGTAAATAGACCTTATTCTCAAGAAGAGAGATTAAAGAAAGATGAAGAAGAACTTGCGAGGCTCGTTGAAGAGCAAAAAGGTTCAAATGAGACTAGCGAGGAGAAAGAGGAAGGTGAAGCAGAGCCGACTTCTGCTGAAGAAAAAACTTTCAAGAAGCGATATGGAGATTTACGCAGACATACCCAAGAAAAAGAACAGCAATTTCAAAAGCAGTTAAATGATTTAAAAAGTCAATTAGACAAAGCTACTAAGAAAGAAATGAAATTGCCAAAGTCAGACGAGGATATAGAAGCATGGGCAAAAGATTATCCTGATGTTGCAAAGATTGTAGAAACAATAGCTATGAAAAAAGCTATGGAACAATCTAAAGCTCTAGAAGAACGTGTTAAGGTTATAGATGAAATGCAGTTAACTGCTGTAAAAGATAAGGCTGAAGCACAACTTCTAAACTTACATCCTGATTTTAATGAGATAAGAGAAAGTGATGACTTTCATAATTGGGCAGACGAACAGCCTAAATGGGTACAAGACGCACTATATGAGAATGATAATGACGCAAGATCAGCGGCAAGAGCTATTGACCTCTACAAAGGAGATAGAGGTATTGGCAAGACAAATAAGACAAAGAATGATACTGGTGCTGCTAAAGCAGTTAATACACAAAGCACAAAGACTAAGATTGATGCTGATGGTAGCAGTAACAAGATTCGTGAGTCAGCAGTTCAGAAAATGAGTGCTAAAGAATATGAATCTAAATCAGAAAGTATAATGGAAGCTATCCGTAGTGGTAACTTTATTTATGATATCTCTGGTAATGCTAGATAAAAGCTTGACAAAGTTTTAAATCTAAGTATAACTATAGATAACTAGAGGTGTAGTATAACCCCTTTTGGATACTTATACTACATCAACACGACTTTAATAGACTACCCAATTATGTGAGCCTACAAAAGATTAGCTATCTAATGTACAACCTCAACGCATGAATGGTCCTTATAAAGTAAAATGACTAAAAGGTAGTACACCTTTTGGTGTACATTAGCTAAATGTTTAAGGAGATTAAAATGGCATTTACAGCAGCAGCTGGATATGGTAACCTCCCTAATGGTAATTTTAGTCCTATTATTTACAGCAAACAGGTACAACTTGCGTTCCGTAAGGGTTCTGTTGTTGACGCAATCACTAATAATGATTATTTTGGTGAAATTGCAAATATGGGCGATTCCGTTAAGGTTATTAAAGAACCAGAAATTACAGTTAAGGCTTATTCTAGAGGAACTACTATTACTCCTCAAGACCTTGACGATGAAGAGTTTTCACTTACTATTGACAAAGCTAATTACTTTGCATTTAAAGTGGATGATATTGAAGAGGCTCACTCACATATTAACTTTCAACAGTTAGCATCTGATAGAGCAGCTTACAGACTAGCCGACCAATTTGACCAAGACGTACTTGGTTATATGTCAGGTTATAAGCAAAGTGCATTGCATAGTGCAGCCGATACAGCCAATACTACTACTAACGGTACTGTTGCTGTTTCAACTGCTGGTACTGATGAATTACTAGATTCCATGCAAATAGACTCTGCTGATTTTGGTGGTACAGCAGCCGATGCTGTCACTATTCAGCCAAGAATGCCGGGTGCAACTGATGCAACTCCTGCCGCAGGTGATACATTCCCATTGACTCTTATAGCTAGAATGTCTAGACTTATGGATCAGCAGAATGTAGATACTAATGGTAGATGGTTAGTATTAGACCCAGTATTTATTGAGGTACTAAAAGATGAAGACTCAAGACTATTCCAATCTGATTGGGGTGGAACTGGACTTCAGAATGGTTTAGTAATGAATAACCTACATGGTTTTAAGATATATCAGTCAAATAATCTTCCAAGTTTAGGAACAGGACCTTCTACTACAGGTACTAATAGTTCTACAAACTTTGGTGTTATTGTAGCTGGTCACTCATCTTCAGTAGCTACTGCTGAACAGATCAACAAGACAGAGACTTACAGAGACCCTGATTCTTTTGCTGATATTGTTCGTGGTATGCATTTGTACGGCAGAAAGATACTTCGCCCTGAAGCAATCTGTACTGCAATATATCACTTAGCATAGGGAGATTGATTAATGGCAACCGTAGATTTATCTATATCAGCTAGAGGTAATCACCCAAGAGGTAGAAAGCCTTATATGATACAAAATGAAATCAACTTTGCAACTGCAGCTACTTCAAAAGGTACAGCACTTGCCGCGGCTGATATCATTAAGTGTCTAAGTGTTCCTGCTGAAACTGTTATCCTACACGCAGGATTTGAGGTTACAGCAGTACATGCAGGTACTTCAACCGATACAGCTTTTGACTTTGGTGTCACAGGTGGTGACGTTGATAACTTTGTAGATGGCTTTGACTTTGATGGTGCATCAGTAAATGCTTATGCTCCAACTCCTGCAGCTTATGCGGCTGTAACTGTTGGTGGCACTGCTGATACTATTGACTTGTTATTACAAGCTATGACTGGTACTACAACCGCTGGAAAGATAAGATGTTTTGCAACTCTTATGGATATCAGTGATGCTGGTGACATGGCAGCTAATGAAGTTGATAGAGACACTTTAGCTTAATTTATATATAGGGGAGCAGGGCAACTTGCTCTCTTATCTTTATAGGAATTATTATGGCAGAAACTTACCTAACACTAACAAATAAAGTAATAGCAAGGTTGAATGAGGTTGCATTAACTTCAGCGACCTTTTCTNGTGCTAGGGGTATACAAGTTCAATGCCAAAACGCNGTTAATGAATCTATACGTTTTATTAATCAGCGAGAGTTTAACTACCCATTTAATCATGCTACTGCTACTCAGACACTGACAGCAGGTGTGGTTAGGTATAGTTTACCTGCTTCTACTAAGACAGTAGACTANAATACATTTAGAATAGTCAAAGATAGTGA